CTGCTGTTAAAGTAAAGGTTGAAAAAGAATTGGTTTCCCTTAGGGAACAATTTGATGATCAAGTAGCCGAAGTTGAAACTGAAATATCTGATAAAATGACTAGTCAGGTTGATGAGTATTTGAATTATGTATCTGAACAATGGATGGAAGACAACAAACTTGCCGTTGATTCAGGTATTAGGGCAGACCTTTCAGAGGAATTTATTAAGGGTATGAAATCTCTTTTCGATGAACATTATATCGAAATTCCAGAAGAAAAGGTTAATGTATTGGATGAAATGGTTGGTAAAATTGATGAGTTGGAAACTAAACTCAACAGTGAAATTGAGAAAAATATTTCGTTGACTAAAGAATTATCAATAACGGAACGAAATAAATTAATCGACGACGTTGTTACTGACTTAGCTGATACAGAAGTTGAAAAGTTTAAGGAAATAACTGAAACTGTAGAATTTGATGGTGACGTTGATGTTTTTAAAAATCAGTTATTAACTCTTAAAGAGAGTTATTTCCCTAAAGAAATTAAAAAAATCAGGGAAAGTGATAAAGCGTTACCGAATGATGTCAGTGGTGTAATGTCAAAATATACTTCTGCACTTTCTCGTACGGTTCAAAATTAAAAACTTATAAATAGTTGTAGAATATAATTACAGGGAGAAATAAAGAAATGTTTAATTCAGAACATCTGCAAAACAAATGGCAGCCTGTGCTTGAACATGATTCCCTGCCTGCAATTTCAGATAATTATCGAAAAACGGTTACTGCCGTTCTTTTGGAGAATCAGGAAATTGCCATAAGAGAGCAACAGCAGGCAGAAACAGGTCAAATTTTTGAAGCTGCACCAACTATGAACACTGACCCCGGAGCAACTGGGGATGCTGGGTTTGGTAGTGCTGGAGTAGCTCCAGTCGCAGGTTACGATCCAATTTTAATTAGTTTAGTCCGAAGGGCTATGCCTCAATTAATCGCATATGATATCGTTGGTGTTCAACCAATGACTGGTCCTACAGGACTTATCTTTGCGATGAAATCGCAATACGTGGATCATGCTGGTGCACGTTCATCGCAACGTGAAGCTTTGCATGACGAAGCCGCAACTGAACATTCAGCTGCAGCTCAGACAGGTAGTGCTGTTGTAGCGGGTGTTGATGACGCAACTGCTCTCACAACTGATCCGTTTGCGAATGCCGCTCCAGGCGCTGAAAATACCAACTACTATGGAGATACTACATCTTCAACTAAAGGTGGTCTGGGAACAGCTACTGGTGAAGCGTTAGGTGATGCTTCTACTAATGCTTTCCGCGAAATGGCTTTCTCGATCGATAAAACGACCGTGACTGCTAAAACTCGTGCTCTGAAAGCCGAATACACGACGGAACTTGCTCAGGACTTGAAAGCTATTCACGGTCTTGATGCTGAAACAGAACTGTCGAATATTTTGTCTACAGAAATTCTTGCGGAAATTAACCGTGAAGTAGTTCGAACAGTTAATGGTGTTGCGAAACCTGGAGCTCAGGTTAATGTAACTACTGGCGGTACTTTTGATCTAGACACCGATTCTAATGGTCGTTGGTCAGTTGAAAAGTTTAAAGGTTTAATGTTCCAAATTGAACGTGATGCTAATACGATTGCTGTGGATACACGTCGTGGTCGTGGTAACATTATAATTTGTTCTGCTGATATTGCTTCTGCTCTGTCTATGACAGGTGTTTTAGATTACAATCCAGCATTGCAGAATACTTTGGGATCAGACGTTGCTAATAATACGTTTGCTGGAGTATTGAATGGTCGATACAATGTTTATATCGATCCTTACTTCCAGAATCCAGAAGCTTCAGCTGCTGGTCACGAATACTACACGATTGGTTATAAAGGTACTTCACCGTATGACGCTGGTCTATTCTATTGCCCATACGTTCCGTTGCAAATGGTTCGTGCGACTGGTGAAAATACTTTCCAACCGAAAATCGGTTTTAAAACCCGATATGGTTTGGTCGCTAATCCGTATGTAGGAAATACCACTCAAAACTTGAACGTTTACTATCGTAAAGTAAAAGTTTCAAACTTGATGTAATTCTTGTTTCACTAACCTCCTTCAAAAGGGTCCTGA